CTCTTGGCGAGTTAACGGGTGGCGGTGGAGACGCTGAAGTAACTTTAGCAATTGCTGAAGGTGACACTACAGTAACAGTTGGCGCTGGTGGTGCCGGTGATGATAATGCCAATGGCGCTGGTGGTGGAAATTCGGTGTTTGGGTCAATTACAAGTACAGGCGGCGGTGGTGGTGGTAAATATCAAACTGCTGGTGTTGCTGGTGGCTCGGGTGGTGGCGGCGGTGGCGCTAGTGGCGCTGGTGGTGCTAGAAATGCAACCGTCCAAGGTTTTGCAGGTGGTGCTGGTGGCGCTTCACAACCGTCTGGTGGCGGTGGAGGCGGTGCTGGTGTGGCAGGTGTTGCAGGAGGCAATGCCGGAACTGCTGGTGATGGCGGTAACGGATTAACGTCATCTATAAATGGTACTGCAACTATAAGAGGAGGCGGTGGTGGCTCTGGATCATACGCCGCCGGTAATAATGTTGCTATTGGTGGTCTTGGAGGCGGTGCTGCTGGTATTTACGCAGGTGGTAGCGGTTCAGACAATTATGCAGACGGCATTAATGCAGTAGCTAATCTTGGTGGTGGAGGTGGTGGATCTAGCGGTGCAGATGCCGGCGCTGGCGGTAATGGTGGTTCAGGCCTCGTAATTGTACGCTATCACTATCAAAAATTATTCTTAGAAGCTACAGGCGGCACAATTACTCGCACTGGAGATTATCAAATACATACCTTCTTATCATCTGGAACTCTTTCAGTCAACACTATTGGAGTAGACGACAATGTTCTCGATTTTCTTGTCATTGCTGGGGGCGGAGGTGGCGGAGGTAACGTTGATGCAATGTCGGGAGGCGGTGGTGCTGGAGGTTATCGTGCCTCTTGGAACTCTGAGGCATCTGGTGGTGGAGGATCAAGCGAAACTGGTGTGACAGGAATAATTGCAGATTTTACAGTTACAGTAGGTGCCGCTGGTGCCGCTGGTGCCCAAAGTCAAACTGGTGATGGCGGGAACGGGGCTAACTCAGTTTTTGGTTCAATCACAAGCGTTGGCGGCGGTGGTGGTGGTGCATATCAAAGAACAGGTATATTAGGTGGTTCTGGCGGTGGCGGCGGTGAAGATTTCGAAACTGCGGTTGCTGGGACTGCAAATCAGGGTTTTGCTGGTGGCAAAGCTAATGGTTCTTCAACCACTTCATCTTCTGGAGGCGGTGGCGCTGGAGCTGTGGGGGGTAACGCTACAGATCATGCCGCCACCAGTGGCACTGCCGAAGAGAGAGGACAAGCAGGTGCTGGCGGTGCAGGTGTCGCGTCAACTATATCAGGCTCATCCGTTACTCGTGGCGGTGGCGGCGGTGGCGGAGGAGTTGGACTAGGCGCAGGTGGCGCAGGTGGAGGAGGTAATGGTGGAAAGTATAACCGAAATCCAGCCCCTGTAGCAGGAACAGTAAACACAGGTGGCGGTGGCGGCGGTACGGGTGGCGCTGGTGTTGGAACAACAGGTGGATCAGGCATCGTAATAGTTCGTTATAAATATAAATAGATGGCAGGGGATATAACTTGGTGGCGTTTTGATAACGCAGTAGATTCAAAAACGTGCAACAAGATAATAAAACTTGCAGATAAAAAATGGATCACGGCGGCTACTCGAAAAGAAGAAGGGCAAAAAAATAGAAAGACAAATATTTCTTGGACAAGTGAACAATGGTTATTTGATTTAGTATTTGAATATATGAGGTCTGCAAACGAACAGTCAGGTTGGAATTTTGAAGTAGATGCCGCAGAGAGTATGCAGATTGGTAAGTACAGCAAAGGATGCTTTTACGATTACCACACGGATGGAGACGGTGTAACAACATACGCTGACCCAGAAAATAATTGGCTTAACAATAAAACAAGAAAGTTATCAATGTCGATAGTACTTAACGAAGATTATGAAGGTGGAGAATT